CGCCAGCATCGTCAACCGCCCGGCTCACTACACCAAGTGGGCCATCGAGCCAATCACCTTCATCATGCGAAACAAGATGGAGTTCTGGCGCGGCAACATCATCAAGTACGGCGCTCGCGCTGGTTCCAAGATGTATGACGGCCTCGACGCTGTCGAAAGCGAGATCGCCGATCTGGAGAAGGTTCGTCGCTACGCCGAAATGCGTATCAATGAGCTGAATGGCGAGATCGAACTGTGAGCTTCCTCGCACTCATCGGTGTCGTAGCGTTGGCACTTGTGGCCATCGCTGCCCTCCGCATTCTGTTCGCCGTGATCATGGTCGTCTTCTTCTGGGGGCGCCTGTGATCACCCATGAGAAGCACGGTGCTGACGAGGTCGTCACGATCCTCGACGACCGTGGCAAAGACGCGGACATCGAAGTCCACTTCAAGGATGGTGGCCCAAACGTCACCATTCGCCAGCTCGATCCTGACAACATGTCCAACGATGTCGTCGTCCTGTCCCCGTTCCAAGCCGGTGCCCTCATGGTCCTGCTGAACGAGATCATCGGCGAAGAGAAAGACACTCTGAACTAATGGCCGAGACGCTGGCCGTTGGTGGGCCTTGTAAGATCACCCACACACCTTCGAAGCGCGGCCACGTCCGTCTCACTGCCACGCAGGATGGCGACACCGTGTTCGCCTTCGATATCTCCATCTCCACCCTAATCGACATCCTCGTAGAGGCTAGACAGGCCGACAGGATGCTCGCTCAATCGAAAGCCGCATGAACGATCAAGTCACCGCCATCCTGCGAACCCTACCCCGCAGGATCAAGGTCGGTGCCTACGATTGGCGCGTCGTCATCCACGATGGACCTGACGACAAGTACGGCGAGGCAGACTTCGCTACGCATCACATCAACCTATGGCCTGAGAACCTAATCGACGGTCCTCACGCCGTAGGTGTTGTGATCCACGAGCTGCTCCATGTCATCTACGGCGACCGCAACGTGATCGAGGTTCTCTCGAACGGCGACGACACCGAAGAGCATGAGGAAGGCATCGTTCTCGCGTTTGAGAACGGCATCGTCTCCCTATACCGCGACAATCCCAAGCTCCTGACCTGGATCAAGAGAGGCTTCAAATCCGTCAATGGATGACCTCAAAGAACCATTCATCAGGGACGATCTGCTCGCATACCTGCGCAGGCTGTTCCCTGATCGCTTGCCAGAGCTAGCCGATACAGACCGGCAAATCTGGTTCAACCGGGGTGCTGCCGAAGTTATCCGGCATCTCGCGCACCTCCACGATCAACAGTCCAACAACATTCTAGGAACCTAATATGTGTTTCGGAGGCGATTCCGCCCCAGCAGCCCCGGCTCCCCCGCCGCCGCCTGCACCGCCGCCTGTCCTCGAACAGTCCGCGCCCTCGACCTCGGCCCCCAAGCAGTCCGACACGCTCGCCAATCAGGCCAGCGGGACCAAGAAGTATCGCAACAGCTCGCTCGGCATCACTAGCGGAGCTGACACTGGCGCTTCCTCGGGCCTCTCAATCCCCACCTAAGGACTACCCGACTCTATGACTGAAGCGATCATGACGCTGGAAAAGCGTTATGACATGCTAGAAGCCGACCGCCTTACGTTTCTGGATCGCGCTCGCCGTTGTGCAGAGCTGACCATCCCGACGCTGATCCCTCCTGCGGGTCACAGTAAGTCCACGCAGTATTACACTCCGTGGCAGGGCATCGGCGCTAGAGGTGTCAACAACCTCGCCAGCAAGCTCCTGCTTGCACTCTTTCCCCCCAATGCTCCCTTCTTCCGTCTTGAGATCGACGACTTCACCGCTAACGAACTGAGCCAGAACAATGGCCGACAGATCGTTGACGAGGGCTTGTCCAAGATCGAACGCGCTATCATGTCCGAGATCGAAAGCTCGGGTACTCGCTCGCCAGCGTTTATGGCGTTCAAGCACCTGATCATCGGCGGCAACGTCTTGCTGTCGCTCCCCAAGGACGGGGTCCGTATTTTCCGCCTCGACAATTACGTCGTGAAGCGGGACGTGCAGGGCAACGTGCTGGACTGCATCGCGCGTGACGAGCTGTCGCCCAACGCACTCGGCGTCAAGGAGCGCAACCTGCTCGCCTCGGCATACGAAGCCGAAGAGAAGGCCAAAGGCAAGGACGGCGAAACCGGTGCCAAGGACGAAGGCGCAAGCCCCGACCGCACCGTGAAGCTCTACACCCGCTGGTATCGTACCGACCCGGCGCACGGCCCCGCTATGTGGCGCGGCTATCAAGAACTCAATGGTATTAAAGTCCCCGGCTCATTCGGCCAGTGGCCCATCGACAAGCCGCCTTTCATGGCCTTGCGCTGGACCGCAGTCGAGGGCGAGGACTATGGACGCAGCTACGTCGAGGAATATCTCGGCGACCTCATCTCCCTTGAAGGCCTGTCCAAGGCCATCGTCGAGGGCAGCGCGGTCGCAGCTCGCGTCGTGTATTTGCTCAACCCGAACGGCCTCACCAAACTCGACAGCTTCCGCTCGGCAGAGAACGGTGACGTTATCATCGGCAAGGAAGGCGACGTTACCGCCGTCCAGTCGCAGAAGCAGGCCGACCTCACCATCGCATCGAATGCTGCGAAGGAAATCCAGAACCGTCTTGCTCAGGCGTTCCTCATGAACTCCAGTGTCCAGCGTCAAGCTGAACGTGTGACAGCCGAAGAAGTGCGCTTCATGGCTTCGGAGTTGGAGGACGCATTGGGTGGCGTCTACTCGATCCTCGCACAAGAGTTCCAGCACCCCTTCGTCGTTCGCGTCATGGACCGAATGACCAAGGCAAAGAAGCTGCCAACTCTCCCCAAGGGCGTCATCAAGCCGGTAATTATCACCGGTCTGGAAGCCCTCGGTCGCGGTCACGATCTCCAGAAGTACACCACCCTCCTACAGGTGCTTCAGCCGCTCGGTCCCGAAGTGATGGCCCAATACCTCAAGCCCGCTGGCTTTATCTCCCATGTCGCTACCTCGCTTGGTATCGACCCTGCCGACATCATTAAGTCCGCAGACGAACTCGCTGCTGAACAGAAGCAGATGGAAGCGATGAAGCAACAGCAGATGCTCGGCGACATCGCCGGGAAAGCAGCGCCTGCCCTCGTCAAGAGCGCATCCGACCAGTCCATGGCGACGGCGGAAGAGCCTGCCCCTCAATAACCCTCCCCCTAAGGATACAAATTGTCTGATACGCTATCGGTGTCCATCGACACCAACAAGGATGTTGCTCGCCCGACACTGGAAGAAGAAGCCGCGAAGCTCGATGCAGGTACTCCTGCAGTAGAGACCGGCGAAACCGGTAAGGACCGTCCTGCGTGGTTGCCTGAGAAGTTCAAGTCTGAAGAAGACTTTGCCAAGGCATACACGGAGCTTGAAAAGAAGCTCGGCGGTAAGAGCGACGACACTGAGACCGAAACCACGGGCGACGAAGAGAACACGGAGACGCCAGCAGGCGATCAGACCGAAGCTCGCAAGGTCGCCGACGAAGCTGCCACCAAGGCAGGCCTCGATCTCAATGAGCTGTCGGCCTCCTATTGGGAGAACGGCTCGCTCTCGGACGAACAGTACGCCAAGCTCGAAAAGGCTGGCTACCCCAAGACCCTCGTTGACCAGTTCACAGCCGGTCAGCAGGCGATCCTCGACCAGCGCAGCGCCTCCGTCTACAGCGCGGTTGGTGGCGAGGAAAGCTACGGCGAGATGCTCGAATGGGCAGGTGATAACCTGGACAGCAAGCAGATCGCTGCATTCAACAAGACCGTCAACGGCACCGACATGGCAGCAATCATGCTGGCCGTGAAGGGCCTGAAGGCACAGTACGATGGCTCGGTCGGCTTTGAGCCTTCGGCCACTGTGGAGGGTCAGACCGCACCCCGCACTGGCGCAGCCAAGTATGACTCCATCGCGCAGATGGAGAAGGACATGAGCGACCCGCGCTATGGCTCGGACCCTGCATTCCGCAAGTCTGTCGAAGACAAATTGAGCCGATCCAGCATCTTCTAAGGATCGCTAATGGCTCGTGACTACGAGGCTGAATACAAAGCCTCGCGTACTCCCAAACGACGCCTCGCCAACATCATGCGAAAGCGAGCGCGCCGTTTGGCTATCAAGAAATACGGAGAAGCGGCTGTACGCGGCAAAGAGGTTGATCACAAAGACCTTAAGCCCTCTGCGCCTAACGCCAACCGCCCATCCAACCTCGCGATCATCTCCCGGCATGCCAACAGAATAAAGCAGCCCAAGAGATCGTAGCGAACACTTCCCGCGACCAATTTCAGAACGTCCAAGCCCATCCACGCACTGTGCGCAGTGTCTGTGATGGAGAACCTGAATGGACTGTGAGCATCGCACTCACCCGCTCGTATCGAGCATCAATCTCCCCAATTTCTAAGGACTACACATACTATGGCTAACGCCACTCCCTCCCGCGTCGGTCAGGCGCTGGGCACCGGCGACGCACGCGCCCTCTTCCTGAAGGTTTTCTCGGGCGAGGTTCTCACGACCTTCAACACGAAGGTTCTGATGAAGGACAAGACCCGCGTCCGCAATCTGACGTCGGGCAAGTCGGCTCAGTTCCCGGCAATCGGTAAGACCTCGGCGACCTACCACGTCCCCGGCACCGAGATCACCGGCAAGACCATCCAGCAGGATGAGAAGGTCATCACCATCGACGATCTGTTGATCTCGGATACGTTCATCGCGCGCATCGACGAGGCCATGAGCCAGTTCGAGGTCCGCTCGGAGTATTCGAAGCAGATGGGCGACGCGCTCGCGCAGACCTACGACCGCAACCTGTTCTCGCTCGCCGTCAAGGCCGCGCGTGACCCGGCTGGCCTCGGTAAGGGCGCTGTCGGCCAGGGCGACTCCGTGTCCGTGCATATCGGCGCAACGCCAACCGTGCAGGCTATCATCGACGCCGCGTTCGCTCAGGCTGCGCGCTTCGACAAGCTGAACCTGCCGGAAGAGAACCGCTACCTCTTCGTGGACCCGGATACGTACTACGCACTGGTCAACAGCGATAAGCTGCTGAACATGTGGTACAACCCCGGCAACAACGGTTCGTTCTCGGACGGTAAGGTCAAGACCGTGGCTGGCTTCGCCATCACGAAGACCAACAACCTCCGCGTCGATCACACGGCCTCGACCGCTTACCCGGACTACAACAGCAAGTACGCTGTAGACGCAGACGACACTGTCGGCCTGTTCTACCAGCC